CACTAACGGCACAATCCAAACATCTGACCGCAACGAGAAGCAAGACATTGAGGAACTGTCTGAAGCTGAAACTCGTGCAGCCATTGCCGCTAAGGGATTACTCAAGAAGTTCCGCTGGAAAGATGCTGTTGCTGAGAAGGGTGATGATGCCCGTATTCACTTCGGTATCATTGCACAGGACTTGCAGGATGCTTTCGCTGCTGAGGGCTTAGACGCTGGCCGCTATGCAATGTTCATCCATACAACTTGGTGGGAAACATACACCGATGTCCCTGCGGTAGAAGCTGTGGATGCTGTGTACGAAACTCAGACCGATGAAGAAGGCAACGAAGTTCAGGTATTGGTATCCGAAGCAGTAGAAGCCAAGGAAGCCTACACTCGGACTGACACTTACGACTCAGCAGAAGAAGCACCCGAGGGTGCAGTAGAGAAATCCCGCATGGGTGTTCGCTACTCAGAACTGCTGGCCTTTATTATTGCTGCAATTTAACAATGGCTAAAGATTCTAAACTTACTCGCGCTGGCGTTAGTGGCTATAACAAACCCAAGAGAACCCCAAGCCACCCAACGAAGTCCCATGTAGTGGTTGCCAAAGAAGGCGACAAAACTAAGACTATTCGTTTTGGTCAACAGGGGGTAAAAGGGGCAGGTAAGAACCCGAAAACAACAGCCGAGAAAGCTCGTCGTTCCTCGTTTAAAGCGCGACACGCAAAAAACATCGCCAAGGGCAAGATGTCTGCGGCATACTGGGCGGATAAAGTAAAATGGTAGTACAACCGAAAGCTGTAAAACCCTGGCAATTAACTAAAGCGATTAACATCGGTGATGTTATATCGGTGGTGGTTGCGCTTGTCATCAGTATCACTTATATCAATAACATCGACAAAAAAGTCGATACGCAAGAAGTTAAAATCGAAAATTTACAGCAGCAGATTCAATTACAACGAGAAGATACCCGTTTAATGCTGATCGAAGTTAAGGATTCCATGCGCCGTATTGATGAAAAATTGGATCGTCTAATCGAACGTCGTGGGGGCTAAAAGATGGCCTTAGTGAAACTGGACTTTCAACCCGGTATTAATAAAGAAAATACGCCGTATTCTACTGAAGGCAGTTGGGAAGACGCGGATAAAATTCGTTTCCGCTCTGGTAAACCCGAAAAATTAGCCGGTTGGGTAAAAATGTATAGCACGCCCATGAAGGGTGTGCCCCGTGCCACTCACACATGGCGCGTTCTTGACGGGAATCAATACACCGCTTACAGTACCAGCAGCAAGTTTTACATAGACACCGGCGGTGTTCTCACTGATGTTACTCCACTTCGCACAACTGCAAGTCTAACGAACCCATTTACCACAACGTTAGCCTCTACGACTATTACAGTAGCCCATTCGGCGCACGGTGCGCAGCTAGGGGCGTTTGTAACGTATAGTGGTGTAGCCGCTGCTATTGATGGTATTCCCGCCGCGGAATTTAATACGGAACACGAAATTACCCGTATTGTTAACGCTAACGTATATGAAATAACCGTAACCACTCCTGCCAGTGTTGGGGGTGTAACGGCAGGCGGTACCGTAACAGCTGAGTATCAGATTAACCCGGGCGCGGTTAATGGTATCTTCAGCTATGGTTTTGGCTCGGGGGCTTGGGGTGCTAGTACGTGGGGCACTCCTCGAACGGCCGCCTACACCAGTTTGTATCCACGTGTGTGGTCAATTGACAATTGGGGTGAAGATCTTGTTACTTGCCCTCGTGAAGGTCCCGTCTATTTGTGGGATGCTTCAAACCCGACAGCCAGAATGACGATCATTTCCCAAGCGCCTCAAAAGAATAATCGTGTCATGGTTACTAATGATAGACATTTAGTTTGTCTTGGATGTAACCAGCCGGGGGCACCGGCTTCAGATCTGGACAACTTACAAATCCGTTGGTCTTCACAAGAAGATTATACGGACTGGACTCCTACCGTAACCAATACCGCCGGTGATTATCTTATCGATAATGGAACAGAAATTCTTTCTTCAGCAGTTCTTGAAAGCCAGTGTATTATCTGGACCGATGAAGATGTGCATTCAATGCAATTTATTGGTCCGCCCTATACCTTCGGATTCCAAAAAGTGGGCGTAGCCTCTGGTATTGGTGGGCCTAATGCATGGGTTGCTCATGGCGCCGAAGTTTATTGGATGGGCAAAAAGTCGTTTTACGCTTATAGTGGCGGCGTTTTGCCGATGAAGAGCACTGTGCAAAAGTTTGTGTTTGACAATATTAATATGCAGCAGCAAAGAAATATCTTTGTGGCTCTAAATAAAGAATACAACGAGATTACTTGGTTCTACCCGACTGTTACTATTGAAGATACCGAACTTAATGGAGCTATAACAGCATCTGACACGACCATCAGGGTCAATACCACGGCAGGCTATAGGTTCTCCGGAGAAATTTTAATTGATAATGAGTATATCAGTTATACTGGCAAAACCGATAGCACGTTTACCGGGTGTGTGCGCGGTATTCGTGGATCAACAGCAGTGGCTCATGATGATGATGCTGTTGTTTCAGAACCGAATGGTCTTGACGCTCTCGAATCATGCAGATACGTGTCGTATAGTTTAGCTGAAAATTCATGGTGGACTGGCCGTTTAGAACGAACAGCATGGGAAAACCGCGGATCTTTACGTTATCCGATTGCAACCAGTCGCGATGGTTACATTTATCTACATGAGTATGGTGTGGATGCGGATGGCCTACCAATGGCCTCTTTTATCCAGTCTTCTGAATTTGATATAGGCGAAGGCGATAGCCAAATGCTAGTTAGTCGCGTGATTCCCGATTTCTTCTTAAATGGTGATTTAAAATTAAAAATGCGTACCAGAGATTACCCGTTGGGCGCTCAGACCAGAGAAACAATTGGGACCGTTAGCAGTGGTACCACTAAAATTAATACTCGTATCCGTGGCCGTCAAATGGCTCTGCGTATTGAAAGCGATGGTATTGGCGATGACTGGCGCTACGGTGCCACACGTATTGATCAACGCCCGGATGGACGCAGATGAGTAAAATCGTCAATCTTCCGATACCGCCAACAACGTTGGCACCAACTTATGATAATCGTAAGTTTAACCAAGTGGTGGAATCAATCCGCCTGCTCGTAAATCAGCTAAATACCACGTACACCCCGCAGGCTACGGAGAATAATCAGTCTAGTCTTGACTGGTTTACCGGTGCGATGGGCATGGCAAACCGGGGTGTGCTGGAGGACTACGGTGATTTTGCCTACGGCGCGTTTCTGGATTTCAATACGCAGGCACAAACGGTAGTCGACACTGCTAAAGCGATTACATGGGGTACAACGGCTTACTCAAAACATATTTCCATCGGCTCGCCGACCAGCCGGATTGTGTTTGCCAAGGCTGGGAAGTACTACATTCACTTCACCGCACAGCTTAACTCGCAATCAGCCAACGCAAAGACATTCTGGTTCTGGCCGCGAATCAATGGCACAGACATCGCGGGGTCAACGATGCGGATCACCCTGCACGACAATGACGAAGCCAAGACTGTCGCTCGTGCCGCAATTTTTGAGGTTGACAAGGGCGATTATTTAGAAGCGATGTGGGCGGCGGATAGTCTGAATACTTCACTTGAAGCCTACGCCGCTGAGTCCTTTTGCCCCGGTACACCGTCTGTAACTCTGATGATCCAAGGGATCGAACATGGCTAATAAGTATTTCCGTGACCATTTGGTTCCTGACGCGACAACCGAGACTGACCTGTATACCGTCCCGGCGGCAAATACCGCGATTCTGCGCTCTCTGCGCGTGACTAACGCAAACGCATCAGCCGCTTCTGTTACGGTTTCCCAATACGACGACGGTGGGTCCGAGCGTTACTTGCTCAAAGGCTATCCGATTTCCCCCGATGGCACGGTTGACGTGTTCAACGGCGTGCCTTGTGTGCTTGAAGCCGGGGATAAAATTACGGTAGAATCCTCAGTGGCTACCGTTCATTTTTATTTATCTTATCTTGAATTAGACAGGACATAATCATGGGTACCGAAT